GCGCTTTCGTCCCCTGCCTTGTTCATGTCGTAGTTGTACGCGGTGCGTAGGAATGGCGGTTTCATCATCGTCCCCTTGGTAGTCTGAAGTTTTTGAATGCGCTGCCCAGTGCACCGAGTCCGGTTGCTCCTTCTTTTATGAAGGGCCTGTAGTCGATGTTCCAGTCGCGGTACCTGAACTGGTGCGCTGCTTCGTTCTCTGCTGCGTAGCTGGCCAGGTCTTTTAGTACTCTGTCGGCCTCCTTGTTGCCGGTGTCTGCTTTGATGTTGCTGTTGGTTTCGACCGCGTTCTTGATTTGCTCTTTCACCAGGCGTTGTTGTTCGCTTGTGAGTCTGGATTGCGCTCCTATTCTGTCGGTTTCTGCGTTGAGTTTTGCGGCCTCGAGGCTGCTCCATTTCCTCTTTCCGCCCGTTCGGTCGTTTCCGTGCTCGTCTATTAGTCGAGCGTTGATCTCTTCGGTCTCGGCCTCTTTTTTCGCTGTGTCTTGCACTACGTTTCCGGTTTGTGCCTCCGTGTTTTGTGTTTGCGCTACCGTTAGCGCGGATTGTGCTGCTGCCGGTATCGGGTTGATTGCCTGCTTCGGTGCCTGTGACTGTGCTGAGCTGCCGCTTGGTGTGCTTGCTCCTCCTTGGCTGTAAGCGAGCATTGGGTTCAGTCCAGCGGCGATCATGTCCTTCGTGGTTCTTTGGTATGCGGTGTTGCTCAACCGCTCTTGAAAGCTCCTGTTTTCTGCTGCCTGGCTTGCGCTGAAATTGTTGGCGTCCTCCTGGCGCTCGTCGTCCATCCAGTTGCTGAGTAGGCCTCCTGCGAGTCCTGCGATTGTTCCCCACATGGCTATAGCCTGTTGATCATGCCCGGGACGCTGTACATCGGTAGCGGCCGGGCGATCTTGTTGCGGAAGAACGAGTCAACGATGAATTGTTGTCCGTTCGCTGCAGCTCCCACGGCGACTATGCGGCTTACCGGTGGTGTGTCTTCGATGAAGGTCGAGTTGAGCGTTGGCAGTGATGTGAATTTCTGCGCCAGATGCCACGGGTCGATGGTGCTTGCTGCCGTGCTCCTGAATAGGCCCGTGATCATGCTTGGGTCATAACGCATTTCGGCCCATCTTTCTTGATACCCGAATGCGAGCGCGTCGTTGGCGTCGCCTCTGACGTATATCTCTTTGTTGAGGATTGTCTGTTCGCCGAGGTTTGCGAAAACCGGCGTATAGAAGTCGTATCGGGTGCTTCGCGACCACCATCTTTCCAGTCCCTGTTGGTAGGTGAGGTCGGCCCTGACGCTCAGTAGGCCGATTACGATTCCGTGTTCCGTGAAGCTCTGAGTGCATCCTCCCTTGAGTACTCCTGCACCAGCTGCTGCGAGATTGCCAAGCGGCGTAGTCGTTCCGCTCGCGCTTGTTCCACTTGTTTGAGCAATCGGGCTAATGTTGATTGGAGCACTGCTTCCTCCCAGGTATTCCGGACGCTGTAGTCGCGCGTCTGGTGAGGTGACTCCGAACTGTTGGCGAATGATTTCCGTATAGCGCGTTCCGCCTCGAGCATCCTTCTCAAGCAGCGTTTGTACGGCGATTGCCTGGCGTAGGGCATTGATCGTTGCTCCTGTTGCGGCGCTGAGGTCTGCGTATATGTTGTTTGGGTAGATTGCTGATGTTGTGCTTGGCGTTGCCACGGCGGTTGTTTGGATGCTTCCGCCCGTGGCGTTGTTTAATGCCAGGGTGAAGCTTCCCGCCGCGACTCCGGTCGCCACGTTTGCGAATTTCATTGCTTCTTGGGCGCCGGTGACCTGCGTCGTTGCGGAGGTTCGGACTGGTGCCGAGATTCCTAGCGGCAGTGTTACGGCCGTTCCTTTCTGTGGCCATGGCAGGGCGCTTGTGAAGTAGTCGGCCCTCTTTCCGCGCCTCTTGAGTACATAGTCCGTGTACAGGTCTGGGCCGTCGTCGAGATCTACTATTGCGCTGTTCTGCAGGTTTTCGTCACGGTACCAGTTGTTGTAGATGAGGTTGTAGGCGCGCAGCGGTAATGCGCTGTGGCTCACGGTTGCTGCTGCTTGTACCTGTCCGAGGGTCGGCAGCCCAAAGTAGTCGTGTAGGCTGTTTATGTCGTACCCGCTCGCTTTGCTCACCATCTGCGGTACGGTGTAGCTGATTGTGTCGGCCGGGTTGTCTTGTTCTCCCATGAATTTTTTCCAGTTCTGCCATACCAGGCGGTAGGGCACGAACCAAATTTGCATGTCCATGTGGAGATTGTCCATCACGGGGAAGAGCGGTGTGCTCATCCTGGCGAATACTGTTGCCTGTAGGTTCATCGTGTCGCCGGGGATTACCTCGAATCGGTAGATTGGTACCAGGTATCCGCCGTCCATGGTCGTTTTGTGTGTCTTCTCGATCGTGAAGGCGGCGCGTGGTACGTCGGGCTTCGGGATCATTGCGAAGCTGTGTGCGTTCACCGATTGGTTTTTATGTTGCGGAAGCATGGTGTCTCCTTAGCTGGTGATGAGGTCTTTTGCCCGGGCGATTAGCACGGGGTCTTTGCCGGTTATGAGGCCGGTTTCTTCTTCGTACTCTCCGAGCTGATACAGCTCGTAGTCCTCTGGGTGTTGCGCGATAGCGCTGTTCCCGTCTTTCTTGTTCACTTCGTCTTGGAAGCTGCGTATTGCTTCGCCTTTTGCTCGCACGAGGAACGGAGTTCCGAATGCTTGTACTGCGAGGTCTTTTACTGCGTAGTAGAGTTTCATTTTGTCCTTAGTGTCCAGTTCGTTTTAGGAATGCGATTTTTGCTTTGGCTACGGTCTCCCTGACCGCTAGTCTCTCCTTTGAGTTTTCTCCTGTTTGCTTGCTCATTTCTTTATGCCGCTCGTACAGTAGATCTTCGTAGTCGAGCGGATTGGTTTTCTTGTATTTCTTGTCGTAGTACTTCGGGGTCTTGCTCTTGTGGCCTCGAGCTACTACTTTTCCTTCTGGGTATGCGTCGGCTTTATATTTTTCGAGCCATGTGGCTCCTATTCCGGGTTTCAGGCTCATTTTTGTGTACTCCGGTTTACGGTTTATTATTTCTCCAGTTTCCGGGTTGACACTCTCGTAATGTTTTTTTGCCTGTCTCCCATTTATTTTTTTCATTATGTATCTTGCTACATACGCCGCGCTCTCGAACGTTACTTCTCCTATGTACGTTCTTCCTTTTCCCCATATTTTCTCGAGCGTTGCGCTCGTGTAGATTTTGCTTTTTATTTCGGAGCTGCTCGTGCTCCAGAATTTTTGATCTTTCGGTGTCCAGCCGAATATCAGCACGTGATAATGTGCTCTTTGTGTTTTCTCTCCGTACTCTCCGCATAGGTAGTAGCGGATTTTCTTCGGGGGGATGGGGGCGGCGCCCCCATAGCTGCAGCCTGGCGCTGCGTCTTTCTTGTCGAGATCGCCCTGCGTATCGAGCGTTCCCCTGCTGAGCGCTTTTCTTAGTCTTTTTATAAACAGTTGAACGTGTCGATGTTCAAGACTGTTATTTGCCGGCAGGTTTTCTTCGTTGTAGGTGAGCGTTGCGAAGCAGCTCTCGTCGTGCATTTGTTTTTCGTGGGTACATCTGATCGCCCATTGTCGCGATCTTTCAAGTCTGCATCCCACGCATTGGCCACAGGCCAGTAGTAGTTGGCGCTGTATGTCATAGCGCTTGTTTCCTTTTCCGTCGGAAAATACTACGGCCCCATCGAGGCATTGATATGCCTCTAGGGGCCGGTAGCAGGGCATTTCCTGGTTAGCCTGGTTAAAGCTTTAGGCTTGAAGTATTCGCCAGGTCAGAAGCGGTAGCCGCCTCTATTCGGCGGCGGCGCCACGTTCGCCGCTTTTGTTCGGGCGGCTTGTTTCCGAAATGTTCCTGCGCTGCGTTGCTTGTTGACGGGTGCTCGGCTTGACGGTCGCATTTTTCATCCTCGCTTGTTTCCCCAGGGCGGATGCCCTGGAGTCTTTCTTTGCGCTCTCGAATTGTATTCGATGTAATTTTTTCCGGTTGTCAAGCAGTTTCTGCCGCCAGCCTACTATGTTGCGGTGCGGCAATTCGTGTAGTTTCATGTTCTCCTTTCAGGGGTTAGGGGTGTAGACCAGTTCCTTCCTCGTTGTAACTGGTCTAGGTGACACCCTTTCCTTCTGTGTCACCTTTCCCTCTCTTGAGGGCTTTGAGTTCGTCTGCGGCCCTCTGGTTGGCCTTCTTGAGGTCTTCGGCGGTCTGGGCTTCCAGCTCGAAGGCTCTGGTTGCCTCCTCCGACCACATGCCCATGCGCCTCATGTCGTCCCGGTTGCGCTCGTCTGAGCAGAATTCGACGAATTGCACCGGGTCATTGTTGAAGCGCGCGCGGATTTCGGCCGGCTGTTCCATGAAGGCCATCCTTGCTCGTACCACCAGATCCATTGCCTCTTGCATCCCGCCAGCGTCCGTGAAGTCCCCGCTCATTGGCGGTTGGCTCCTGTTCGGGAGTTCCCCGGTTGCGGTGTATCGCCGGACTATCACGTTTATGTCTGTTTCGTCGGCCATGTGTTGCTGCGTCTTGGTAGGGTCTTTGCATTCCAGGGCGCTTTCGTCCCCTGCCTTGTTCATGTCGTAGTTGTACGCGGTGCGTAGGAATGGCGGTTTCATCATCGTCCCCTTGGTAGTCTGAAGTTTTTGAATG